GCGCCATTTGTATAAAACCTAATGTATAGGTCGCCAAACTCAAGCACATAAGATTCATCACGCGAAAACACAAAAGGAATTAGCCGCGTTGATTTGGCAGAATCCTTTACGGAATTAACATACTTTAGTCCACCCCTTCGCCTAACACCGCCATGCGGGTCAACAATAAAGTTTTCTAAAGTCTCGCAACCTTTACGGTATTGATCCGTGTCAATTCGACCCCAAAGTTTTCGGGATACCTCTCCCGAACTGAAGTCAGTTATTGCTCGTTGCAGTCTAGCCACGAAGCGCGGTAAACCGTGATTCAGATGTCATTTGTTTTGACGTACTCTCTAATGCATCAGTTGTTCGTGCCTCATCGAGCGTCGTGTTATACATCGCTTCAATGTTGGCAAGAGAAGTGTTTGAGGCAGAGATCGAATAAGCAATCTCTAGCGCAAGCCGATAAACAATGACACTGATAACATGGGCATCCAACAAAGATTCAGATACGTCAGAAGAAACATACTTGACTGACATTGAGGCTTGATCTGAGAGGATGTCCCTTCCCTCAACAGACCAATTAAAATCTGAACTGAATCCTTCAGGAAACGCTTTGACTACTCTTAGGCAGTCATTAGGAAGCCTAAACTTATAGGCATATTCAGAAACGGGAGTGTCCGATAGAAGAGCGCATGTCGCCCTTTTTATCGCACAGTTCCAAGGATAACTTTTCAAGACGAACTGCTTTACACCGTCATACGCTTGGTTGACGGTTTTTGCCTCTAACGTATCGTCAGAGAATGATGTGATTCTGTCAGCACCAATAACAATTAGTGCGCGATTAGCAATGTCTACTTGGCTTGTCATAGTAAAGAAGGGGGAGAGTTACCCCTCCCCCTTAGTGGTTTTACTCAGAACACTCAATTTCAACCACACGATCCTCGTCGATACGAGTAGCGGCGGCACTGAAACGGAGATATACATGGTGAGCGAACGACTTGTCAGCGCGTTCAGCGATCTTGGTTTCTACATCCCGACCAATCGCAAGACCAATAGCATCTTTTTGATAAGCCAGACAAGACCGAGTACCAGTCGCAACAGCAAGACGCTCAGACCTGATAAACGAAAATCCTAAAAAGGTATCGAACGAGCCGGAGACAAGAGCCTTGACGGTATTGTAATCACTCGAAGTGACTTCAGTCGTGGCAAGCAAGTCTTCCATCTGCTCAGAACCTAAAACGATATAACGATCATTTTCAGGAACCTCTTTGCTATCCATAATCTTTTTTGCCGCACGTAGTTTGGCAATGGTCATACCCGCAGAACCATGAGCGATGGTGTTACCCGCAGGAAATGCTACGGCTGAACCCGCACCATCCGTTGAGTTAGCCAAAGCCGCACCGATGATGAGATCATCCCATGCACGATTCATTGCACCCGCGCCAACTTGCACATAGGATGACTTAGGATCGACGAGCATTTTCAATGCATCTTCGTCATCAACTAAATCGCCCCACTGCCAGTCACGCATCGTGACAACGCGCCGCGAATGTGGCACATCTAGGATAGGAGTATCCGTATGACGGGTTGTTTTCTCAGCCGCATCTACGTGACCGAGCCGTTCAAAGTTATGTTTTTCGCCTGTAACAGCAACGTTCCGCACAGTGTTCCGCAGACGACCTTCCATCTGCTTTGCAAGAAATAGCACGTTTGATTCAAATTGCTGTACAAAGGCGTTACTAATTGTTGAAGCCATTTGACTTTACCTTTGTTTGTTAAGTGAGATTTACACTGTCGGCGCGGCTACCTGTAGATACAGACCGTTCCTGTCTTTTAACGTCAGAGTAGACGCGAGAAAAACAATGGACGCTTACGCGCTACCCAATGCCATCTCAAATAATTTCGCCCTTTGGTTTAAAAGGCTTTGTCTTCGCGGATCAAGTTCATCGAGCGAAAACAGTTGTTCAGTTAATTCTTGAGCGCGATCCTTTGCTTCCTGAGAAGTCATAGAGGCAGACTGAGTGCCTTCCATCTTGGACTCTTCAAGCCCTTTGGACAGCGTGTAAAATAATTTAATCATCTGTGGGTCGTCACCCGCACCAGAATCATTCAAGTAGTCAACCAATCCACCAACCTGTTCGTCGAGAAATCGAACGGCTTTTTGTGCGAGGTCAACACGGGTGTCATAAGCACGACCCCATTCTTCTTTTAGGTCGCCGACTCTTGCTTCTTGAGCGGATTGTTGTTCAGACTCATATGATGACTGTTGCTCATTCATCCATTGATTGAGAGCATTTGCCTGTTCTTTGGTCAGGTTTGCACTGTGAAATGCTTGCGAGAATTCAGGCTTTTCAATGCCATAACCCTCTGGAGATTCAGGTCTTCCTAACTTGCCCCACATCTCTCCCCATTCTTCTTCCGTGGTCGGCGTTCTGTAAACGCTAGGAACCTTAGTCATGCGTTCGTTAAACTTTGCCCACTGCTCTTCCGATGCGTCATCAGAAGGAATCTGAACACTGCGACCAATAAGACCTTGCGCGTTTATAAACTGACTTGCAAGATCAGAAACATCTTTAACGTTTTCCATCGATGGATGAGAGGCCACATCTTCAGGTAATCCATCTGTCCAACTATTTACTACGGGTTCAGTTGACTCAGATACTATTTCGTCCGCCATGTTTTACTAACTCCTTTATATAAGACACCATTAAACGCCTACCTTCATTAACAAGGGTTTCATTAATATCGCCCTTGACGTATGAAGGGCTTACAAGCACCTCTTCAAGATGCTCCAACACTTGTTGTCCCGCCTCGGTTTTAAAGGCTTCGTGAAAAATCCTAGCCTGTTTGTTCATTCGCCATTTGCATTTGTAGTGCCGCTTGCTGTTGCGCCTCTTGTTGCTTCTTGATTTGCTCGACATCCTTCGTGCTACGTATAGCGTCAGCAGGAATGCCAATGCGGTCTAACGCAATTCGATACGCCTTCTCTACATCCATAACATTAACCACACTGTTATCGAGCTGACCCAGTGTCATCGCAACTTCGACAGCGCGTTGAATGGATTGGATGTCTGCAAGTCTTTGGCTACGCGCCAGTGGCCCTTGATATTGAATGTCAAGATCAGCATCAGACCCTGCAAGTATTTCTGGCATCTGCTCGAACTGACCATTGCGATACATAAGACCGAACGTTCTTTCTATGAGCGGATTCAGAAACTCACTTTGTAATCGACCCATTGTTGGGCCTAATACTCGTTGCATGAGTTCATATCTAATCTGAACTTCCGTTGCCGTTGCATTGGGTCGTTCAGGAATATGCAGTTGATCAATGTGATAGATTGATCGAATCGAGTCTTGCAACTCAGTAGACTTAATCTGTGCCGCGTTCCAATCGGTGTAATTGGTTAGCGGTCTAATAGCGTTTGTGTCGCGCACATACGTAACCGCGCCCGCTTCCATATGCAGATCAGAGATCACACCTGTTGCAGTTGCCATCATGGGTGGGTCAATAGACTTTTCCCATGCCGCAAGTTCATATCGCTTGGCTTCGTTGAGTGTCCTGATGTCAGGACGAGCCATCAGCGCGGGTGAGAAGCCATAACAGTCGTTAGAAATCTTTGACCATCGTGGCGTAAGGTAAGGATTCTCAAAGTATCCACCCTCTTCCAGTATCTCTCTGTCCTCTACCGCAATCCAACATGACTTCCACGGCTGATCAGGTATTACCTTCTTGTAATCCACCTCTCCCGCGGGCGTAACTGCATGAAGAATACGATGGGTGCGGTCAGGGTTCTTTTCGAGATCGGCTTTGATTCGTGATGTTGAAACATCGGGCCATCGTTGCGCGATCTGTCGGGCAGTCATACGACGTTCGTGGAACACCGTGTCCACAACGCCAGAATAATTCTCGTCGATTGCAACACCAGACATGTGACAGACCATGAAATTCAATCCATCATTCCAATCAACATACATGCAGGACGTTCCAAAGCATGTGAGGTCTTGATATAACTCGTTTACCTGAGTATCAAAACTGGAATCCGCAAACGCGGTCAACATTCGGCGGCGACAGTCGTCAAGCCATGCCGATGCTTCATCATCTTCGTTTAGTTGGGCATCTCTGAAGCGTAACTCGAACCATGCAGATGCAGGGTTAGTCACCGCGCCATGAATGTGGGAGGCTAACAGATGATTCGCGTGTATCGCTGTCGAATCATAGATGTGAACCGTTCGGCTTCTGTCACCCTGAATGCGAATTGTAGTGAAGTCGCCTTTATGCGGAAGAACGTAAGAGGCTACCTCTTCCCATAGGGTCAACCATGTTGAGCGATTACCCTCTAGCGTTTCAAAACGCTTGATTAATTCGTTAGCGTCTGCCATTACTCAGCCTCTGTTAGCGCGTCCCATTGGGATTTAGGCATGTACGCTTTAACACCGTCCGCAAGAGCCGCCGCTTTGTTTGGGTAGACCTTCCCGTTAACAGTGTCCACAACCTGAGTGCCTTCAGTCAGGGTTGATGACCCCGCATAGGGTTCAGTGGCTTCAGTAGAGACAGGGGTCAACACGGATTCGGTAGTCTCCTCGTCAACACCGGAGGTCAGGACTGTTCCTGAAATACCAGAGCCGCTTGCGACATCTAAATCTTCAGCAGGGTCTGCGTCCGCGAGTTCTGCCGCGCTATCATAATCGTAATCGGTTTCACCTGAAAAACTTCCGTCTAGGCTTGCAAGGTATTCATCGAGCGCACTATCGATAGCGTCGTTGTCACCGCCTTGAATGAAGGAGCCTGAAGAACTGCCGCCACCACTACTGCCACCGCCACCCTCTTCACCAGATGACTCTGACTTTGCCGCTTCCTCTTCAGCCTTTTTTGAACCTAAGTCATTGATGGTGATAAAACCACCGCCGTCACTCCCTACAACAGATTTAAACTTTAAAGAGTTGGGACTTGTTTCATAAAAAATCTCACCACTCGGCCCTTGAATGCCTCTCGAACCGCGCTTGGTCATGTAGATGCTGACCTTGCTTCGATCATCAACTGAATTGCCGCCAATCCTACCGCCCGATATCTCGCCGCTTCCTTCATAGGATTTGTTCGGGTTGCTACCAAAAATCTTGCCACTCACCGAAGGGCTGTAAGACTTGCCGTCCTTGTCGTAGATTTTGGAAGATTCTTTTTTATCGGAAGATGACGAAGAACTTGAGCCGCCACCAAGTTGACGACCCTCTTTTTTCCCATAACCCTCGTAA